TCCGATTTGGTAGAAAGTATCGGCAACAGCTACACCCGCACAGTTTACGTGGAGTAATTTATGTCATACAAATGGCCCTTTAAAGACCCCGGAGAGACGCTCGACTATAGCATGGACTGGTCGCGGTTTCTTGGTGCCGCAACCATCTCCACAGTCGTTTGGTCTGTCGAGACCGACGCATACTCTACCCGTACAGTTTTGGCTTCGGGTCAAGACCTGACTACCGCATCAGGCGGGGCAACCACGGACAGCATCCAGAATGTGTCTCAAACACAAACCGACACGGTTGCCACCATCAATATCGGCAGCGGAGTAAACACCCGAAATTACACGTTTTACTGCACGATGACAGACAGCACAGGTAGCACAGCTATTCGCTCCGTTAACCTCAAAGTAAGGACCCGGTAACTATGGCCTATGATTATCTCAGCTTAACCAACGATGTTGCCAAACGCCTAAATGAGACGCAGCTAACCTCTGCGAACTTTGCATCAGCTACGGGGTTTTACAGCGCAATCAAAGAGGCTGTGAACTCTTCTATTCGCCATATCAATCAGGCGCACTTTGGCTGGCCTTTCAATCACAACACATATCAGCAAACTTTAACTGCAGGGGTTACCAGATACCCTATTCCGTCTCAGGCAAAGTACGTTGATTTTGATACGTTTCGTGTTCGCAGAGATGCAGCGTTGGGATTAGGCAGAGCCGAACACCTAACTCAGATTAGTTACGATGAATATATAGACCGGTTCATCGACCAAGAGGACGAAACCAACACGGCTCTAGGTGCAGTTCCAGAGCGTGTGTTCCGTACCCAAAACGGTGAGTGGGGCGTGGTTCCCATGCCAGATAAAGCCTATCAGGTAGACTTCGAATATTTCATGGACCCTGTTGACCTCATCCTCAATACGGATGTCCCAACAATTCCAGAACGGTTTCGTCACGTAATCATCGATGGGGCTATGTACTATGCCTACATGTTCCGCGACAACCTAGAGATGGCATCGGTTTCACAACGCAAGTTCGACGAGGGTATCAAACAGATGAGAACAGTAACGGTCAACGAAAACATTTACATGAGGGCATCGTAAGCCCATGCCTGACCGTTGGCAAACATACGCCATCGAATTTAAAGGTGGCCTCATCACGAACATGTCCCCGTTGCAGCATGGTATCAATGCTCCGGGGTCGGCTCGTATCCTTCGTAATTACGAACCGTCTATTGAGGGTGGTTATCGTTCGATTCAAGGTTACGATAAGTACGACCCAGACATCGTTCCCCCGTACGGTGCGCCACTGGTTCACGGCAACGGACAGAGCGGCACAACCCTGATTGTTGGAAACATCTACACCGAACCTGCTGCAACCGACGTGTTTTCTCTTGCTGGCGGGGCTGTAGACGGCGCAGCACAAACAGGAACGAGCCTCGACGTAGATGGCTTGGATGTTGCTCCATCTGCAAACGACACATTTACTATTGCTGGGGATACCACAGTTTACACAGTGAGTGCCGCAACCGCTCTCGTAGGTACGGCATCTACCCTGACCATCACTCCGGCAATCACAGTAGCACCCGCAGATAATGCTGTTCTGTCGTTCCGCTACACGATTGCATCTGGCGGTGTCTCTTTTAGTTCTGTGAACAAACGGGCTACCTTGACCCTAGACCAAACGATGGTCGTAAACCCCTCTGACCAAGATGCCCTAACCTTTGTATCTGGCTCTGGAATCATTCAAGGGGTACACACCTTCGAAAGCGCAGTGATTGCAGCACGGGGTTCAGACCTGTTTAAATCAACGGGTTCGGGGTGGACAAAGGTAAACACACCCAACTATGGTACTGTCTTGGTAGACGGTGGTTCGCAAACCGGAACTAGCTTGGTCGTGGATGGCATCACAGGAACACCACAGGTTGGCGACACCTTTACGATTTCAGGCGTAGACCTAATCTACACCTTGACAGCTACCCCAACGGTTACCAGCGGCTCTGCAACCTTTACTATCGACCCTGCCTTGAACAGCAGTCCTGCAAATAACGCAGCCTTGACGTTCCTTTCTGTAGACCGCACCGGCATGGACAAACACCGGTTCGTGAACTTCAACTACAGCGGAACCGACTACATGGTAGGGGTCGATGGGGCCAACGTACCATTTGTGTACGACGGAACGTTCTTTACCGCCCTCGACGGCATTCCTACGGACGGTAACGGCGCAGGCCACGTAGCAAACTTCAAGAACCAGCTTTTCTTTGCAAAGGGTTCGAACCTGCTGTTTACAGCCCCCTACACCTACGATGATTTCTCTGCAGCGAGTGGCGCAGGAACAATAAATGTCGGAAGTGCAATTACGGGCTTGATTATTTTTAGAGAACAGCTTATAATATTTAGTGAGAGGTCTATCAAGCGACTGGTAGGCAATACGATTGGGGATTTCCAGCTTCAGCCTATCACTCTGGACACCGGCTGTACCGAAACCGACACAATTCAAGAGATTGGCGGGGACGTACTTTACTTGGGACCAGACGGAATACGGAGTTTGTCTGCAACCGACAGGGTGGGGGACTTCAACCTTGCTGTTGCATCGAAGCCGATACAAGATGACGTAACCGACTTTGTGAACCGCAACACCTCATTTAGCAGTGTGGTGATTCGCCCCAAGAGCCAGTACAGACTGCTTGGATACAACACGAACTTTTCGGCAGACGCATCACAGGGTATCATCGGTTCGCAGGTGGAGCAGGGAATCAACTGGGCAGAGTTGCGGGGATTCAAGGCGTACGTTGCCAGTAGCAATCTCTACGAAGGAATTGAAACCATCGTGTTCGCGAACACAACCGGATACGTTTACCAGATGGAGTCGGGAAACAGCTTGGATGGGGCGCAGATTTATTCGACCTTTGCTACCCCGTACATCCCAATCAACGACCCCCGGATTCGCAAGACCATCTACAAGATGTTTTTGTACACGGACCCAGATGGCAGTTTCTTCAGTGAAGTAAACCTGCTGTTTGATTTTGACGAGTTGGGAATTATCCAACCTACCCCCGTCGTGTTCGACAACACTTCAGGGGCAAACGTCCCGGCATTTTATGGCACCTCTATTTATGGAACAGGTAGTTATGGTGGTACAATTCAACGATTATTTGAGAGCCAGATGGTAGGCTCTGGGTATGTTGTTTCGCTCCAGTTCCGCGCGAATTCAACAAACCCACCACACTCTTTAGACGCAGCTACGCTCGAATATGGCACTTACGGGCGGCGATAACGGAAGGAAACGACTATGGGTACAGGTTACACAAGGAACGACACCCTAAACAACATTGCAGATGGCAACATCATCAACGCTTCGGACCTCGACGGTGAGTTCGATGCGGTAGAATCTGCGTTTAACGAATCAACGGGCCACACCCACGATGGCACGGCAGCAGAAGGTGCGCCGATTACCGTGCTTGGTCCGGTTCAAGATTTCATTGCAAGTGCCACAGAAATCAAGCCGAAGACCACGAACACGTTGGATATTGGAACCGCTTCCCTGCAGTTCAAGGATATGTATCTCGACGGGGCCGCATACATTGGCAACATCAGTGTAGACGGCAACACCATCTCAAGCACCGACACGAATGGTAACCTCACCATCGACCCAAATGGCACTGGCAACATTGTTTTAGATGCCAACGTGGGTATTGGGACAGCGAGTCCGGCGGAAAAACTTCAGATATCTGCCGGCAATATTGCAATTGATGACACTTACGGGATTATATTCGATGGAGACAAAATTGAAATGATCTGCGACAGTAGCGATCTACAGATAGGCGTACGCGATGACGTGGACATTTATATAGATACCAATAATAATGACGCTTCTCAGTTTCATACTCGATATGAGCAATAGCTATCGTTAGCCCACGAGCTTTTTCTTCAGGAGCATTATCTATGGAATCAAAGGGACGGAAATCCGTAAGACTCGCTTTGGATAATACCTGGGTTATAGCTGCAGTCAATGTGGTTTTCCCATGGTCAACATGCCCTATAGTGCCCACATTGACGTGGGGTTTAACACGCTCATAAAGTTTCTTAGCCATTTTAACCTCCTTTTATTTCAAAGCCCACAACCAGATTCGAACTGGTGACCCCGTTCTTACCAAGAACGTGCTCTACCTGCTGAGCTATGTGGGCCAGTATGCCTGAAATCATATTGTAAGTCAATATGGGTAAAGAGTCAACTAAATATGCATGTTCTGCTTTAGAACGTGATGTGCATGTCCAATTGACAGATTAGCGGAGAGATTTTAAGGAATGATTTTGAGAAAGTCAAGCGGGAGGTCTGAAAGATGGAGAGATTAGCCGAAAAGGTATATATGGATTTGATGGCCAGAGGAAAAGATTTTGA